AATAATTGCACGTTTACAAACAATCTTGCAGTAACCGGTGGCGCGGTTTACGCGTCTTTAAACTGCAACGTTTTTTGTAGAAACACAATCTTTTTTAACGATGACGCGCAAGAAGCAAAAGAAATAGCCGTAAGAAACGCAGGAGATCTTAACATAGACAACAGCACGATAAAAACCGGCCCTGAATTCGTACAAATCAGTCAAGATACAATCTTATATATTGGAGTAAACATAAACGAAGATGACCCAATTTTCGGAGCTAATTATCATTTAACAATTAGATCCCCTTGTATAAACGCAGGGAACAATGCATATGCAAAAACACCGAAGGACGTTGACGGCGAAAGGCGAGTTTATCAAATCGTAGATCAAGGGTACGATGAAAGGCTTCCAACTTCAATGCCTATGGAGGCAAACGTAATGAAAAACCTTGTTCCAATCACAGATATAAATTCATCTGCAAACAAAATTAAGTATAAGAAACTCGAAAAGGAAGCAAGCAAATGAGCGAAAAGGAAAAAATAAAAAGGCTGTATATTGCGTTTCTTGCTACAGGCGCTTTAGCTTTTGTTATTAGCTTTGCAAATTGCATATTAATCCTTTCGAGGTCATAAAATGAAATATTTTAATTGGCGTTACTGGGCATATTGGAAAAATGGACAATTCGACGAAATGGCGTTGGCGATTTTCATGCTGTCCGTGGTGCTCGCATCATTTTTTCTGACGAGATCGGCGATAGGGCAAGAATTGAAAACAAAGTATTATTTGAAAGCTGGCGAGTGTAGTTTTCAGGACGCGCTTAATTCGCTGCCGGATGGAGCGACACTTTACACGGAAGGAGTGTTTTATGACGGGTTCAAAATTAACAAGAGAGTCTACGACAAAGGGATTATTATCGACGGTGGAGGTAAGACTCTACTATTCGGGTATTCAGGATCTTATGACAGAGATAAAGGACTCATACAATTCAATGATAGCGTCGGCTCATCTGTTACGGAATCGTATAACCCAGCTCGACACTATTTTCTCGCAAACTGGAATACCCTCACAATCATGGATAGCCACAACGTCACCGTCAAAAACCTCGAAGTGTGGGGCGGGTGCTCTGAGTCCATCTCGCTCAACGACTCGTACCCGGAAATCGGGCTCAAAAACATCACGCTCGAAAACGTAACGGCGCTCTATGGTGGTAGTCGCGGGCTGTTTTGCGGCGGGCATTGGGGCGATGGGATCACACTCAAAAACTGCAAAATATCGGAGGTATGCTATGGCGACACCACGCACTGTGTTTATTTCAGCGGTGGTCACTGGGATGGAAAGTACCCTGGATTCTCGGGAATTAGAATCCTTGCTACAGAAGTTTCGTATTCTGGCGGTAGACATTGCATACAATTTAACGGGAGATTCTCTGGCGTTGAGGTTGAAGGATGTACACTGCGTCACGGGCAACTCGCCGGAATCTCATCGATCGGAGTTCAAAATGCTGTTTTCCGTAACAACACCATTTACGGATGCAACCGGCAATGCATCGTGATCTACGAGGACGGCGACGACGACGGCGACTGGGACGATCCGAACTTTGTGAGCTGGTGGAAGTCCTGCCACTGGCCGAACAAGAATCTGTTGATCGAGAATAACACCCTCGTCGTCGGGCCGAAGCGGTGGAAATACGATCAGTGGCATGGAGACGATCCGAAGAACCACTCGGCCATCCTCGTGAACAACCCGATCCATCATATCCGGCCTGGCATCGAGTTCAGGAACGAGAACATCGTGATCCGCAACAACGTGATCTGGCAACCGAAGCAAGAAGGGTGGCTCGACATCTACCACGATCAAGAGGCGAACGCGCTCACCGTGGCGGGTAACTGGATCTGGACTCCGAGCGGGCATTCCGGGATCGCCAAGGCAGGGAAGTATCACTGGACGGAAGATTGGGAAAAGATCTATCCCGGCAGCGTGTACGCGAACCAATTTATCGATCCGAAGTTCTCAAAGCCGCCAACCTATAGCGACGAGGTGAACACCAGCGCAAGCCCGCTCTACTGGTTCGGGCGCGACTTCGAGAGTAAGGCGAACCTGTTTTCTTTACCGGCGGCGCTGTCTGGCAAGGGCGCGAAGCTTCAGCCGGTGAAGTGGACGCCGAACGTGATGAAGGAGAAGTAGGATGACATCAATAAAAGGAAAGTGCATTCGATGCGGCAAGGATCTTCCTACGGCACCAGCACACTTCCCATATTGCTCTTACTGCTGCAATGAAGCGGAAGAACAATTAGAACAAAACCAAGCCACGGGCTGGTTTTGTCCGAGGTGTGGAGCGGTAAACGCGCCATGGGTTGGGCAGTGTTCGTGCTCCGGGCTTCGATACAAGATCGACTATCAAACCGGGGATCATGGGCCGCCGGAAACCAAGATTATCAGTCGGCCCGAAGGAGAAGTAGGATGAGAAAGGAGGAGGGCAAGGTGTGTGAACACCCTTGTAATAAAATAAAGACATATGGAAGACTAATACACTGGTGTAGCGCTTGTGGGGCAACAAAGCTAATAGGTAGACGCAGCATGGACTGGCGATATCCACCAGACAACGTGGACGCGCTGTCGGACAAGCTTCTTGAGGAAACCATTTATCCTGTCATATATAGCAACGGGAAAGGGCGGATAGTCTCCTTCACAGAGAAGGGTACGAATCTTGTATGCATAACACGGAAGGGCAATTTATCTGACGCGCTGCGCGAGGCGCTGAAGCTGTGTAACAAAGTAACCAAGATAGAGGACAGAAAGGAGAAAGGAAATGGACATCGATAGCATGACGATTGGAGAGGCGAAGAGACTATGTGACTTGTTCGGATCACAGAGAAGGCGGGAAACGCCATTCAAGCCCGGAGAGGCGTACCTGATCCGAACCGTCACCATGACATGGACCGGCCGAGTCAATCGGGTGATCGGTGATTTCATCGTGATAGACAATGCCGCGTGGATTGCCGACACGGGAAGATTTAGCGAGGCTATCGCTAGCGGCATAGAAAAACTGAACGAAGTTGAACCTGTAGATGGGCCGGTTTTTATCGGACTAGGGGCAATAGTTGACGCGGTGCAGTGGAATCACGTCCTACCAAGAGAGGTGAAGTGATGAACGCGGCGATTATGAGAGTCGGATATGAGCGGTCGCGGTCGCGGTCGTGGTCGCGGTCGCGGTCGTGGTCGCGGTCGGGGTCGTGGTCGCGGTCGGGGTCGTGGTCGCGGTCGGGGTAGTTGTAGAAACATTATCAGATAGAGCACAGAAAGGAGAAATTATGAATAAGAGTTTGAAAGAAACTTTGATGCATGAATTTGGATCAAGGCTTCCAGCATCAATTAGCGACTGGCTTGACAAGCCAGGAGTTGTAACAGGAGAAGACCTTGAAGAGTTTGGCAAGGGGTTGGCAAGCTTTGGATATGTTGTTGCAAATTCAATTTCACAAAGCGAAGAGGAAACCACCCTTGAACTTGACGTAAACAAGGCAAGAATTGCCGTAACAAAGTTAAACAGAGCGGCAATCCGATCAAATACAACGCCAGTTATAAAACTCATTGTAACAAGAAAACAAATGAACGAACTAATTTAAGGAATAAAAATGGGCGGCGGGACGAACGATCTTTGACAACCTTGGCGGCTTGCACGGGTATGCCGAGACGGGAATCCTTACCAGAACAATAACGCGCTGTTAATCGTTTTAACTACTGGGCCGCCCTTCTTTTCAACTTATAAAGGAACTAATTCATGGAAGAAGAACAGATGATGTTGTGGTTTCTATATGATCCCTATAATTCAACGTCTATTAATCCTGTAACCGATGTTTATTATGATACTGCGGTTTGGATTAACGAAAATATTGCCAAAGGAAATGAGCGAACGGTTGCACTTAGAAAATTACTTGAATCAAGAGACGCCGCAATCCGCGCACAAATTAACCCTGGAAGATGAACTCGCAGGTTTGCGCTAGGGTCTTTTTTAAAGGAGAATATAAGATGAACGCAAGAGAAGCACTATTCGGATTTATCGCGTGGCTTACATCGCGAGAAGAGAGTATAATGGTCGGCTCAAAACACACCGTATATGACATTTTTGATTTATTAGTCGAATGGGCCGATGCAAACAATCTGCCACAAACAACAAAAGATTACCCGAACAATATACGGCATACAAAGGAGTTGAAACACGAACTGAAAAGGGTACACAGGATTTATTATCTTCGCCTTGAGCGCTTCAAGCCTGCTTTATCGGAACTGCTTGGCGAGTATGAAAATCGGAAATGTCAATTCGGCAATGACTATTTGTGGCAAAAGCACGAGCGGGAAGAAGTGATCGAAGCCGCCAAGAAGTTGCTGGAGGCAGATTCATGACCTGGAGCAAAAAACGCGCAATAGAGGTTTACAGATTGCTCTGCGAAGATCCATGCTTCGATGGCGATTTAAGGTATGACGACATCGCGGCAGAGATGGTTTATGTAAAATATGCGCCAACGCTGGACAAGGCTGTGAGTTTTCTTGAATCCTGGAACTGCTGGACAGAAGATGACACGGCGCGTGATTTTGCAAAGAAGGTTAGAAGGTTAGAAGGTTCAGGTAAAGGAGGAGCCATGAGCGAGGAGATTAGGTGCGCGTACTGCGGTTCAGATTTAATATTCAGCATGGAAGAGTTGGAGAAAGAGAACGGAAGAAACGAAGAAGTGTATTATTGGGAATGCATCACATGTGGGACAAAGTGCACTGGGTTTGAGTCAACCGAAGACAGGGAGGCCCACGCTCGCGGCCACCTGGAGGCGATGCTGGATCAGCTGGTGAATAATGGATGCAGGATAATTATCGACGAAAACGGCACGCTTGTTACGCTCATCGAAGAGCCCGCAGACATAGGGGATGATTTGGATTGTCGCGCCGCAGTCGAGGCCGCGCTGAAGGAGGTGGAGGGCGCACCATGAAGTTCAGAAAGGATAATCGGATCTTATGTGGACAAGACTGTCGATATTATCACGGCATACCAAGCGGCGTAGATTTCAAAGTGGAGCGGTTCGGCCATGGCTATAAGCTCACAGCCCATGGATATGGCGTGCATGGTTATCGAGGATCGTATGGGAACGGTGCGCTGTATGTTATGAGGCTTAATTCGAAACAGCGGGCACGGTTCGAGACCGCACTAAAGGAGTGGCAAAAATGAGCATCAGAAACGCGTTGATTGAATATTGCGAGGCTACAATAAAATCAGCGGAAGAAATGTTGACAGGTAAATTAACGCTGCGAGATATTGAGTACAGAATCATCGTTGAAAGGTTAAAAATGATCGCGGGTGAACTGAAAGAAAAATTAGAAAAACTCGAAAAAAGACTTGACGAAGACGGGTTTATAATTGTATTATGCAATAATAATGCGGTAGGAAAAATCAAATCAGAGTTATTTGAAAATAAACAGCAAGATTAAAAAGCGTCATGTCAAGCCGACGATTAATAATCAAAATGTTTACTTCTGCAAGGCACAGAGGCTAAATACCGCTTGTCATGGCGTAATAAAATGAAAAATCATGGGAATAAAATTCGAAGACCTCCCGAAAACAATGCAAGAAAGAGTATTGGAAACTCTAAAAAAAGAAAAAGAATCGCTGAAACGTGGATTCGATACTCAAATAGAGGAATCGAAAAAATTAAACCGATCTTCAACGATGAAATGCTTATTGATGGAGGGTATTGAAAACTTTGATTCGACTACAGAAAAAAGATATTATGCCGCATTGAAAGAAAGAATAGCAAATAAAGAAATAGTCGCATTCAGATATCACAGAGAAAAGTTTGTTATAGGAAAACAAGGAAGCGGATTTATCTATTATACTCCAGATTTTCAAGTGTTGCATAATGATGGAACAAAAGAACAGGTTGAAATAAAAGGCGGTTTCATTAGAGACGCGGCACTTGTAAGATTCAGAACGGCTAAAATGTTATATCCAGAATATAAATGGACGATGATAAAATATGAAAACAAGAAATTCACAATAAAGGAATAAGCAATCAATGCGTACTTTCCTTCGCTTTAGACAATTCTATACACTCGCATTAACCCCCAAACCACAAGCGCATTGATTGCATAAATAAAGCTGGCGTTGCCAGATTACTCTTTTACATCAACACGCTTGCCGCGCATTGAGGGCTATTTAATTGTGGATAGTAAACGAAGAAATGTAACGGAAACCGCAAGTCAATGCGCGGCAAGCACTTTTTATTAAGGAGAAAAAAAATGGAAAAGCACAATAGCAAATTAACAATTGAAACACTCCAAAAAATAGCAAAAGCCGCCGTTGACATACAACCCAAAAAAGGCTCGCAAATATTATCAATAACAATTGACAAAAAGGTTGTAGATTGCGGTATAAGAATTTTAATAAGCTCAAGCGCGTTTAAAAAAATATTCCCTGCTTCATCAAGATCATTAAGCATTTCAGATAAATCAGAATATTATAGATATTATGCTGAAATCGAAAATGCCGAAATCGTAGCGTATGAGCTTGCAAAAGAAGCGCCCTTAGCTTAAAGGTAAAAGCAGCCGCCTCATAAGCGGAAGATCGAAGGTTCAAATCCTTCAGGGCGCACCAAAAATTGCGATAATTATGAGGGGTTATTGAAATGAAAAAATATCTTTGTTTTGTGTATGATCGTCATTATCCCTGTGGAGGGTTTAACGATTTTATCGGTGAGGCAGACTCAATTGAAGAGGCGAAGAAAATGTGTATTTATGATGACGATAATCTCGAAGTGCAAATAATCGACATAGAAAATAATTACGATGAGGTTTGTTGTTGCAATGCTATTGATTTAAGAGGTTAATAAATTATGATATTTACAGACTGGCCTGAATACCTGCAAGAACTTTTCGAAGAGCGAGCGGCAATTATGGAGTTTGATGCCTGCATGACTCGAATCGAAGCAGAACGCAAAGCCGAAAGTGACGTACTAAAATCGGAATCGTTCAAACAATGGGAACAGAAACAATATGACAACAATAAAACACGAAATAATAAAATTCGTGCATCAACTAAACATGGAAATATGCAAAGGCTCTTTAGATAAAGAACAAGAAAAGGCACTCGCGGAAGAACTTGTAATATTCTCAAACGAATCTTACAACAGAGGATATATAGACGGAATTGGAAACGAAGAGGATTCATGATAGTATACAAAATTGTCGTTATTGCCTTGGATTATACAAGATATAACGTAAAGCAAACCATTGAAAAATATGCGCTTGACGAAAAATAAAAGGAATGAAATGATGAAAAGCGAAAGAGTGAAGCAATGTAATGGTAAAAACGTGTTGTAGTCGGATTAAAACTATGAGCGAAAAAAATAAAGAAAAACGATGGATAAACGATACAAAAGAAGAACTCCAAACAAGAATATTGGGAGCAATAAGATATTTCACTTATCCAGATAAAGAGGCAGCCGTAAAACAAAAAAGAGAAGAGGAAATAGCAAAGCAATTCGAAATAGAAGTCAATATTAAAGAGGTTGAATGATGGAAAGAGTTAAAAAAGCTTCAAAAATTGGCGTCTATGCGGTTATGATTTTTGTGGCCGTTCATCTAATTCATATGATAGTAATCGGAGTCGTAAACGGACCTGAAGCGCTGTTACACTATATCGAAAACTTTAAAATACCTTCGGGCTTGTTTCTGTTTTAAATAAAGGCGCGTTCATTGTGGAATACTCCTTATAGACTGATGCTTAAAGAAAAAACAAAGAAAATATTCGATCAAAAGCTTGTTTTAAATTCCTTTCAAGCTATGAGCAATGAACGCGCCGTTTTTTATAAGGCGACAAAATGAAACTTTCAAATCTTAAAGACGATCCTAAAAACCCAAGAAAAATCAGCGAAAGAAGCCTCTCCGCGCTTCAAGAATCAATCGAAACTTTCGGGGATATCTCTGGAATCGTTTACAATAAACGAACAAAAGAACTCGTCTGCGGACATCAACGAAAGAAAGCAATACTCGAAAAATACGGCGATTGCGAAATTATTCTAAACGAGGACGGCGACCCAACAGAAATTGTTATCGACTCGAAAAGAACCGTAAATATTAGAGTCGTTGACTGGGATGCAAAATTTCAAAGACTCGCAAATATAGCCGCTAACAATAAGTATATCGCTGGCGAATTTACAGAAGACGCTATCCCAATAATGGCAGAGCTTGAAATAGAATATCCTGATCTTTCAACCGAATTGCTCATAGTAGATCTAAAAAACGAAACCATAAGCGATTTAAATTATCTCGAAGAAATAAAAGAAGGAAACGCAGACCCTGACGATATACCAGAAGACGCGCCAAGTATATGCGAAAAAGGAGACATCTGGATACTTGGCGAGAATCGGTTGCTTTGTGGCGATTGTACAAAGGCAGAGGACGTTAAGCGGGTTATGGGTGGGGAGAAAGCTGATGTTTTATTTACATCACCTCCATATGGGCTTGGGAAAACAATTAAATTACGCGGAAATGCAAATTTAAATAAACAAGAAAGCGCCTATTTGTCGCACGATGACGACCCAAAAGACTGGGCTGCACTAATGGTTAATTTTTGGGAGACAACCAGAAATTATTGTTCATCAACTTGTGTTAATGTTCAAATGTTGGCAAACAACAAAATTGAATTAATTAAATGGATAGCAGATAGGTCTGCGTTTCTGTGTGACATAGCAATATGGGATAAGCAAAACGCAGCGCCAGCAATGGCCTCAGGCGTTTTTAGTTCTAGGTATGAACTGCTGTTGTTTTTTTCAGAAGAAAATGCATCGCGCAAAATACCGTATTCGTCATGGCGCGGAACAGTTTCAAACGTATTTATAATAGGCAGGCAATCAAAAAACGATAATTCAGATATTCATGGCGCAACAATGCCAGTTGAATTGCCACTAACTTTATTTAAAGAAGTTCATAATAAATGCAAAAGCATATTAGATCCGTTTTGTGGTACAGGAACAACCATCATTGCAGCAGAACAACTCAACCGTAAATGCTACGCCATTGAAATAGAACCTAAATATTGCGATGTCTCGATTAAAAGATGGGAAGAGTTCACAGGGAAAAAAGCGGTTAAAATATGACAAAGGATAAAAGAAAAAATAGAAAAAGACCGTACAAAGACCGGCGAAAAAAAAATCCAAAATTGACGCGAGTCAATAAAGATTCAGAATGTTTCCATAGAACAAGAGCGGAAAGAGAAAGGCAACGAATGGTCGTTTTTAAAATGCGTTGTCTTGGAGTGCCGATTATTAAAATAGCTGAAACTCTTAAACTGTCAATATCAACCGTTAATAGAGATTATAATATCGCAGAAAACGAATTCAAAAAACAATGGCAAGAAGACTCGTCAAGCATAAGGCTAAGACTTGCAGCAAGAATTGAAGGCGTTTTTAATGACGCGCTCGAAAATTATCATGTATTAAGAGGTCAATGGAATAAAAAAGAAGTCGGGTATAGCATCGTTTGCAAAGCGCTGGACCATGTTTTATTTGTAATCAAACAAATGCGCGAATTAATGGGAGCAGATTCAGATTTAAGGCTAAAACATAAACTTATTGCAGAAGACGGCGACAGCTCCGAAAAAATGAAACTGCTTTTAAAAGAAATGTCTGCGGATATGGAAGAGCCAATCAAAGAAGCCGATATATTATAAAATATGAACTCGCGAATCAGCAGCAAGAAGCCGTTAATATTAACATGATCGTAAGCTATTATGAGCATTACAGAACTAAGAAAGTTGTCGTCATAATGAACGCCAATTCGGTTGCGGAGCTTCCCGCCGGAAGTTTAAAGAGATTTGAAGAATTGATAGAAGATTACTATGAAACACAGAACGCAAAAATGCAAGGGTGGGTGTGAAATCATGTATAAAAAACAAAGCGAAAATAAATGATTCTTGAACATGAACAAAACAACGCGATATTGCCGCCGCGATGGACAACATTAAGATATCATCCGCAGCAATACGCTTTTCGTAAATGCAACAAACGCTTTATTGTCGTTGTAGCTGGAAGGCGCTCAGGAAAATCTGAAAACGCAAAAAGAAAACTCGTTAAGCGCGCATTGACGTTTACAAAGAACGACAATGGGCGCTTTTTTTGTTGCGCCCCAACCTATAAACAAGCAGAGCGAATTTATTGGAACGATTTGAATCTTCTTATTCCAAGAGAGTTTCAGGCGCAGCAGCCTTCAAAATCAGACCTTGCCATTTATTTAAAAAACGGAGCGCGCATATCGGTTGTCGGACTCGACAAGCCGCACAGAATTGAAGGAGAGCCGATTGACGGCGTAATACTTGATGAATATGGAAAGATGAAGCATGAGGCTTGGACGAACAGCATAAGGCCCGGACTATCTACAAGAGGAAGAGAAGGATGGGCTATTTTTATAGGATCTCCAAAGGGAAGAAACCATTTCTATCAAGTTTATAAAGACTGCTTCGATCCTTTGTTCATGAATGATTGGGCCGGTTTTACCTGGACATCGGAGGGTATTTTATCGCCGGCCGAAATTGAGGCGGCGAAGCGCGACCTAGACCGGCTCACGTATGAGCAGGAATATTTGGCTTCCTTCGTTAATTTCGCCGGGAGGGTATACTATCCCTTTGTTCGCGAAGAACACGCAGTAGAACCGCTAAAATACGCGCCAGGGGCGCCTCTGATCTTGGCCTTAGACTTCAACGTCTCGCCTGGAACGGCTTCGATCATTCAAGAGATGCGGTACGAAGGGAAAAGGCATGGCATAGATAGGAACATAACGGGCATAATTAACGAGGTTTTCATTCCAAGAAACTCAAATACTGAAATCGTATGTAACAAAATCATTGAATTGTATGGCGAGCACAAAGGCGAAGTGTGGACATACGGAGACTTTACGGGAGGCAACAGAGGAACGGCAAAGCTTCAGGGTTCGGATTGGACGATAGTAGATCAAATCCTAGGAAGCAAATTCGGAAGGCGGTACTATAACCGAGTTACAAAGAACCCAAGGGAAAGGGAGCGCGTCAACGCCGTCAATTCAAGGCTGAAGTCATTCGATGGAACCGTGCATATGCTTGTAGATCCTCGATGTACTCACACGATAGACGACTTTGAAGGGGTTTCGGTTGTCGAGGGATCTGCTGGCGAAATAGAAAAAAAAGCTGGCGACCCATTGACGCATTTATCCGACGGTGTAGGATACTATGTGCACGAAGAGTATCCAATCGATGAATTGAAAACTGAAATCATACGTCAATGAGCAAAGCAATGAAACTAAAAGACCTTGCAGCAGAAAGTGACCGGGACGGGCTTTCCGTTGCAAGAAACCAGGGGCAAGAACGCCGAACTTGCCTCTACTATCCCGTTCCCCTTTTCCTTTGGGCGGCGATACTCAATAAAAGAGTGTTGCCGCCCATTTTCTGTTTATAAAGGAGAAATATAATGTCTGACAAGAAAGCAAACGGCTTTGTAAAAGAGGTTGCCGATAAATTTACAGATCAATTTGCAACCATTCTAATTGGCGCGCGGGAAGATATCGAAAAGTACATCGCAATTATTTCTGAAGATATCGCAACCGCCATTGTAAACAATGACGAAAAGACATTAGCGGAACTCAAAGGACAGGTAAGGTTGATTGCCGAAAGACATAGAGTTGACGCGGCTGTTACAACGATGAACGCAATAATTGAATTCATTGGCGCGCTTGCTGGCGCGGCCGTGAAAAAGGTTTCAAAGAGTAACGAAGACGACAAGGAAAAGGAGTAAAAATCAATGAGTAAATCGGCGCATTTTTTCGTTTGGGCTATCTTGTGTTGCGCGGCTGTGTCATCGTGTCAATTCTTTGATACTGGACTTAGAACGTCAGAAATCCGTCCTGTAATGGACGCGATTATAGACCGACACGACGGATACGTCGTTGACGATGTTTTCCTTTCAACCGAACAAAAAAATAATTATCTTAACGACTCAGTTATTATCACGCATTTGATGATGGAAAATAAAAGTGTCAAAGCAGAGACGCTTTATCCGTACGCAATTCCACTTTGCGAAAGGCATGATGAATATGTAATAATTGACCCGAAACTTAACGAGTTGCAAAAGAGAACGGCGCTAAGGTCGAGCGAGCTAATAGTTGCAACGATTAAAGAGAATATCAGACAATGAACACAATAGATTTAACGACCCAAGGAAATACACCAATGGCAGAACACGGCGAAAAGTGTAACATCCATGACATTGTAATAAACAATATCGAAAAGAAACTCGAAGAGTTTCTAAGCGGTTGCAGAGTAAAAGAGGGAGTTTTATCTAATCATTCATCGCGCTTGGGCAGAGTTGAAGAGCGTCTTAATAGTATCAAAAAAGATACTGGCGAGGTGATAAAACTACTTAAGGGCAACGGCAAATCTGGCGCGATAGATCATATTTACAAAAACGACAGGAGAATTTCAAAGCTTGAGGTGAAGGCATGGATGATTATATCTATGCTTGTGCCGATAGTTGTTTCATGTATTATTTATTACGTCAACCATTAAAGAGAAAACAAAATGGCGAACGATACAGTTGATTCATGCGGCATTAATTATAAAAAAATGCAAGGAAAGTGGAGATTAATTGACGCATTGCGCGGCGGCACCGAATCTATGAGATCGATGCGCACAGAATATCTTCCAATGGAAGAGGCTGAAGACCAAAGCCATTACGCTAATCGGTTGAATCGTACATTTCTGTTTTCAGGCTACACTGACGCCGTTGATTATTTGACGGCGCGACCTTTTTCTAGAAGGGTAACATATCAAGGAGAATTGCCGCCGAAGATTGGAAACATTATAGAAAACATTGACGGCAACAAAAACAATCTAACGGAGCTTGCGAAAAGCGTTTTAACAGACGGGATTGATTATGGAGTAACTTATCTTCTTGTAGAATATCCAAGCACGGTTGGACTTGAATCTGGAGAACAAAACAAGCTTGAGGTTGATGGAGTTATACGCCCTTTTATTGTTCATGTAAAAGCGCGTGACGTCATAGCGCGAACAAAGCAGCTTGACGATTTCGGGAATAGCCGAGTATCTTCTGTAAGAATCAAATACAAAACGATTGAAGCGGTTGGAGAATTCGAAGAGGAAGAAATAGAGGTAATTCGAGTTTACACAGATTCGGGCTGTTCTGAATACAGAAAAGGACCGAAAGACAAGGAATTTAGCTATTTTGCTTCGTCAGAGATTACAATAGGCAAGATTCCAATGGTTGAAATAAGGTTCAAGGAAATATCAGACGGATATTTTGAGCCTTGTCTTTACAATCTTGCGGAAACAAACCTTATGCATTGGCAATCATCAAGCGATCAAAGAAACATTCTGCGGTACATTAGATGTGGGATTCTGTTTGGCTCAGGCATGACGGCAAAGGATATGGAAAATAACGTTATCGGTCCGTATCAAGTCATGTATAACAAGAATACAGAAGCGCGGCTTTCGTATGTTGAACATACAGGGAGGGCCGCAGAAGTAGGGCAAAACGATGTATCAATGCTTGAAGGCCGGATGATGCTTCAAGGTTTGCAGCCAATCTTAAAGGATTCTCATAAGACGGCAACGGGCAAGGTGATTGAAGAAACAAAGTCTTCAGACAACTTGCAATCTTGGTTAAGGAAGTGTGAATCTGGAATACTTGAGGCGTTTAAGATTGCAGCATTATTTACAAAAGAGGAAATTGCTGACGACTTTTCAATAAACATTTGGTCAGACTTTACTCTCTCGCTTAGGAGAAGCGAGGATCTTAACTATATTCTCAAAATGGCTACGCTTAATCTTATACCTAAGAAGCTTTTCATCGAACAGATGATTAAGTTTAACATGCTTCCTGACAACATAGACATTGAAAAGACGATAGCGGAGTCAGAGGCATAGTCGGTAAGTCCTTTTTCCTTAAAAGGTGACGAAGACGAAATAAACGATGATGAAGACGCCGTGGGATAAGTTTTTAAAGCGCTACAAAGGTACAACGAATTATCGTTTAATTGAAGAGTGCATCAAACGGGCGATAAGGATAGACAATATTGCTTCTGTTTACGGAAACGCCGTTGTAAGAGAGTTGAATAAAACATACTTTGCAAAAATAATAAGCGATATTGAAAAGGCGCTTACTCTTTTCGGTGAAAAAGAGATAACAATAACCGAGTTTAACAAGAAAACAGAAGCAATCTATTCCAAGTATGAATCGAGATTGCAAGCCGCTTACTCGAATTATAGGAAAAAGCTTGTTACGGTATGCAAGAGCGAGTTTGCATGGGGACAACAAACGCTTTTTAATGTGCTTCCAAGTACTTTAAGACAAGCCGTAGACATATCAAAGCCGACTTTGCGCGTTATAGACAAAGCCATAGACTCCAATCCGTTTCAAGGAAGGTTGATAAAGGATTGGTTTACTGATTTGAGCGTTGCAACAAAGCGCTCAGTGGCAAATAAGGTAAAGATCGGCCTTGTTAACAACAAAACCCCTATTCAAATAGGCAAAACCATAAAAGACGCGCTTAACCTTCCGCGCTATCAAGCAAATACGCTATCAAGAACATTAACAAGGCACGTTCAAACATCCGCACGTTCTGATTTTATAGAAGAAAATGACGACATTATAGGCGAATGGCAATTCATCGCCGTTTTAGACGCTGGTACAACGGATATTTGTTTGTCGTTACACGGAAGAACGTTCAAGGTTGGTGAAGGGCCTTACCCGCCGCTTCATTATAATTGCAGATCAGAACCAGTTCCTGTTGTAAAATCAACAATAGCTAAGAAACTTGGTATAACTCTGCCAAAGGATGAATACGCAATGCTTGGCGGTCCCGTTGACTTAGAAGACTTCGACAAAAATCAATGGGTGAAAAATATGTCAGTTGCAGAACAAAATAAATTGCTTTCCGTTAAATATGCTGATAAATTTCGGAGGAACGAGATAGATTTGGATGATTTTTTCAAAATGCGGCGACTTCCACAAATCGACCAAGCCGGCGTTGGGCGGTTTGATAGAATAAAAAAGGTATCGTTATAGGAACGGGTTTCTTTTGAGAGGGAACAAAAATGCTTGATGCTTGGGTTACAAAAGAACAATACGAGAAGTTGCCTGAAGAGATTAAAAAGGTATACGTCGAGCACGATGGGGGCTTTATGCTTTCGGTGAACGATGTTACCGTGAATAACAAGCAATATTCCTTGCAGGATGTTAGTTCGCTAAGGCTTGCGCACAAAAAGGAGCGCTCGAACAGCAAGGCTTATTTCGATCAACTGAAGGCATACCAGGATGAAAGCGGCGAACCTTATGATCCTGCAAAAGTAAAAGAGGTAATGGCGAAGTACGATGAAATGATGAACTTTAAAGGCGATAAAGCGCTTGAGGCAATCAAAGCAGAAAACTCGTCTTTGAAGGCAGAAAACAAAAAGTTTAAGCAGGATTACGAAAAAAACTCTGGCCTTATCTCTAAAATGACTTCAACGCTAACGAAAGAAATGATCGATAATCGCGTTAACGAAGCGATAACGAACAATCAAGGAAATCATCGTCTTTTGAAGTCGATAATCAAAGAAAGAGTTAAACTACACCAGGGCGATAATGGAGAATTTTCGGCGCTTGTCCATGATGAATTTGGCAACGTGGAATATTCTATTGAAGATCCGCAGAAGCCAATGACGATTGACCAATTTGTCAAATCGTTAAAAAACGACAAGGAGTACTCCCTCGCTTTTCAAGGTACAGGAAATTCAGGGGCTGGGAACGTTAATAGGAGTGGGTCCGCTCAAAGCGCTGGATCAAAAATTGTGATTAAGCGCAGCGATCAAAGGGCTATCACTGCAAATCTTGACAAGCTTGCTACTGGCGAAGCTGTGTTAGAAGACTAAAGGCGGGAAGCCGCGCTGACCGGGACGGGGCGTGAAATTGTTTTTAGTGACGGAGGTTAAATGAACTAAAATGATGGAGATTTAATCATGGCTAATACACTGACGAACGTAATGGGTAAGATTCTTGCAAGGGCAATGCCCGCGCTCCGTTCCAGGTGCGGTTTGATTCAACTTGTCAATTCTGACTTTGGCATGGAAGTGGCAAAATCGGGCGACACCATTAACGTTCCTCTTACCGAAAATATGACGGCTCAGGCAGTCGTTCCCGGCGTTACCGCTGCAACTCCTGCAAACTTGGTTCCTGGAACCGTTCCTGTTGTGCTGGATAAATGGTATCAGAACCCGCCTATTTCCATGACTGATGCAGACCTTCAGAAAATCGACGGTTCAACAGGTTATCTTCCTGAACAGCTTATCGAAGGCATTCATTGCATTGCTTCGGCTATTAATCAGGACATCATGAGCTATTACTACAAGGTCGGGATGTGGTGGAAAAACGCGACAAGCATTTTTAATGATGTCACTGATGCGACTAATCCGAGGGCTTTGCTGAACGCTAACAGAGCGCCAAGAGACAACAGGGCTGGAGTGTTGGATTTTGACGCCGAAGCCGCCGCGCTTAAGCTGGCCGCTTTCTCCGATACTTCTCAGGTTGCTGGCGAAAAGTCTGCAAAGTTTGATGGAGAAATCGGGCGAAAGTTTGGCATTTTGTGGGTTGCTGATGATGACATTGTTTCCCAGGTTCAAGGTGCGGTTGGCGCTGGAGCTTTGACCGTTAACGGAAACCATGCCGCAGGGCTGACCACTGTTTCAATCGCAAAGGCCGCTGGAGCCAACTGGGCCGCCAAAAAAGGCGACTTGATCCATATCGCTGGCGAAGCGAGTTCCAATCATGCATATTCAATTATGGCCGATGTCACAATAACGCAGGGCGCTAATACCGATGTAACGATTAGTCCCGCCTTGCGCGAAGCAAAGGCCTCTGGTGACGCAATCACTCCGTCCGCTGGAACCAGTGCAATTACCTACAAGAATTGCCTCATTTTCCATCGCAAATCTTTTGCGTTCGCAAACCGTCCTTTGACTGTTTCGGCTGTGGATTATGAGCTTGGCAACAAACTGCAGACGGTTATCGACCCTCTGACTGGGCTCGCGCTTCGGCTGGAGTTGAAGAGACTTCACAAAATGACCGTTTGGGAATTCGATGTTTTGTGGGGTGCTAACTGCGTTCGGCCCGATCACTGCATCCGTTTGATCCACTAAAACAAGTAACGTTTGAATAAACGAACCCGCGCCTTGTTATTCAGGGCGCGGGTATACGCGCTTAAAGGAGCAAATCATGGAACGAATTAAAGCTTTTTCTCCAGATGGAACCCCGTGCAACATATCTCCTTCAGATGTCGATTATCATTTATCGAGAGGGTATACTTTGACGGAAAAAAAGCCTTCAAAGTTTACATCTGCAATGAATGAGACGATCAAGCGAGAAAAGGAAGAGGCTGCAAAGGAGAAAGAAAAGCCGACAAAGGAAACACCTGAAGGCGTAACGATGAAGCTTAAACCAGCCACCTCATCGGCTAAAAGGTAACGCGCCATGACTGCAACATTTGTTGTTGAAGACGGCACGGGGTTATCAACCGCTAACAGTTATATTTCAGTTGGCGATGCTGATTTTTATCATGAAAATCATGGCAACCCTAGCGATTGGTCGAGCGCGAGCGATGCAACAAAGCAAGAAGCTTTGAGAATGGCGTTTCAATGCTTGAATGTTGTATATGGAGCGGCGTTTCAAGGCTACAAAGTAAAGTCTACACAGGCCGGGGAGCATCCGCGATATGAAAGGTATGATTTTAGCGGGTTTCTTTATGCGAGCAATGAAGTTTGCATACCTATAAAAGAGGCGAGTTGTGAACTTGCTAAAAGACATATAACCGAAACAGACGGTCTTTTTCCAGACATAGAAGACGGCGGCACGGTTAAATCCTATAGCGTGAAAGCTGGCCCTATTGAGGAATCAACAACGTATGAAGGCGGCAGAGAAGAGTACAAGCGCTTTTCTATCGTTGACGCAATACTTAAACCGATTTTGCGCCAGTCAGGCGTAATAAGGAGAGGATAGCATGGCGAACTTTGTCTATACTTATGGTGGGCTTTTAATAGCGGATCATTCGCTTGCAGCGGCGTTGTCGTTTAAAGACAATGTGATTCAGATCATGTTGATTAAATCGGGTTATACTCCAAACAAGGAACATGTTTTTGTAGGCGATTCAGGCTCGCTTGCCGCATATGAAGCTGACTGCTCTGGATACACTGGAGGTTGGGGCGGATCAGGAAGGCATACGCTAACAGGCAAATCTATTGTGAGAGATACGGTTAACCACAAGGTTAAATTCATCGCTTCGAACCCTGCTGTTTGGTCTAACCTTGGGGCGTCACCGACTAACACCATTCAGGGTGCCGCTATCATACGTAAAGGAACCGCAGACGATAGCGATGCAATATGTTTGGCTTTTTTTGATACGGTAAACGGTTCGCCTTCCTTTCCTTTTCTTACAAACGGTTCTGATTTTACGATACAGTTTGACGCTGACGGCGTTATGAACTTTGTTCACTAAAAGGCGGTTAAATGACCGGTGAAGGCGCTATAGGAATTTATGGCAATTCAACCGGCGGCGAATCATATGATGCTCTTAGTTGGCTTGAATGGAGGGCAGATTATGTTATCGCTGAAAGCGATTTAACCACTATTGAAAAACTGCGTTCAGCGGAAGGCGACTTCATCCAATGGCAGCTTAAGAGAAACGGGTATTATTTAGTTTTAGGCGCTTTTGGTTTAGAATCGAACGGAACAGGCATTGTTGAACGAACAATAGCGATAAGGCAAGGTCTGTTTAATATAAAGCCTGGGTCAAAAAACTCAGGCAGTATTATTTTTCAGCAGGGAATGACAAACGTTTACATTCCTTGTGGAACAGTCATAAAAGTAGAATCCGCTCCTGATACAGTATCGCTTATAATAAAAAAGACTGATAGCACTTCAACGCCAGTTACAGAAATTGCAAACAAATCAAATCTAACGATATTGTACTTAGGAGAATTTTACCCTATAGCAAACCTTGAATCCCAATTTAATCTTGGTGTTCCAGGAACAGATTGGACCAATAAAATATGGGATAAAACAAACGAGTTATCGGCGGCGTATTTTGATTATAACGCATCAGGCTTGCGGCTTAAAGATGCGGCAAAGTATCTTGTTATTTCTTCCGCAAACTTCAAAAATACAGGCATAGCAACTTCTTTGCTCGGCAGGCTTACATTAGATGGAAGCGAATTAGTTCATTCCTATCATGGTTGCTTTAGTCCGAACGACTATGGGGCGCAAGAAGCGATTCCATGGTGCATTTCTTTAATAGAAACGACATCGCAAAATCAAATATTGAACGTTCAATATAAGAGATTGAACGGTTCAATGCTTTCAAGTTCTGGCAATGACGGGTTAGTTGTAATACGGTTGCCAGATGGAGCGGAAGGTATTGCCTTAACCGCGATAGGTCAATCATGCAACATAGACGCCGATGTTAATTGGACAAATTCTTTGTTTTCTGATGCATCGTTTTCTTGGAGCGCATCACCAAATGGCGAAACAATAACGATTAACTCTAACGGTAATTATCTGTTTGGGTCTGGCGTAAACAATTCGCGCATTAACGGAGCACAAAGATACTATAATCGATTCGATTGGAAGAAAAACGGATCTATTAACAATGACGCTCCTTCATTTGGAGTTTACAATGATGGAGACAATGGCGGTTACTCGAATTTTCTATCAGGATCGGCTGGATATTGTTTATTTGATTCTCTTTCTTCTGGCGATGATATTGCTGTTTACATTGCAAAAGAAACAACGGGCTCATCAAATCCACCGATATTAAGCAGATTACAGTATGGGATATGGGGTTTAAGTTTAACGGGTCTGTATTATGAATATGGAACCGTTAAATTAACATCTGCAACGGCAGACGCAACGACATTAGACGTTGAAAATACTGGTAGCGCAACGCTGAATATGGGCGCGCCGCCGCAAATGGAAGCGTACCCGAAGGCGTTTCATTTATGGCAGTATTACAACCCTTTTATGTGGTTGCGCGAGTCTTCTTTATCTGTTGATCCAATAAACCCTGGCGCTTGGGGTTTGTTGGGCTTAGACATAGACGCAGCAAATAATTTAGCGACAGCAAACTATATAAGTTTCACGCTTAATTTTAAAATAACGGATTGGAATGCTGCTCCATTAAACGCAACAGCGCCTAATCCTACTTTGAAGTTTGGCGGCTCTGTAACTCAAATCAATCTGTTAACCGCTGATTTAAGCGCTTCTGCTGTTAATATAGATTTAACGCTTTTAAAGCGAGTTGGTTTAATGGAAGCCGTTTTGACGGCAACCGTTGATCGACTTTTGCCGATAAACAATAATGCTAACATAGAATTTGGAATAGCAAGTTTATCAGTAAGCGCGATAGATCCGAGTTTAAGATTTGGAAACGTTTTTACTCTCGGCGCCGCAAGCTTAAACGCCGAAGGTCAAGTTTTTGACGCTTCTGCGTCGGCTGTTTTAGATTTGCAGATTTCAGAGCTACAATCTTCCGCGAAAGAATTGGCGCTCGATGCTCCTATAATAGTTACAACGCAAATTCCATCTATAGGGTTATCTGCAATAAACCCTGCGTTGTATTTAGGCGCTGCTCCTGTAACAATATCTCTTTCTGTTGCGTCTTTGACAAGTATAGCTCCGTCTCCTGCGATAGAATTAGCATCTGCTGTTGCTCTAGTAGTCGCGGAAATTCAAGTAACGTCACCAGTCCAGAATATTATAAGCGAATATATTATTGAGTTGTCTGGATCTAATGTTGGCGCTTCCGCTACAATTTTCACAGGAGACGGAGCATTAACTCTTTCCCTTGCGCAAAGCATCGTGCAAACGCTGGCGCTTGAATTAAGCGTTGATGTTGGCACGTTATTTCTTCCTGCAAGTGCAGAGCTTACAGTACCATGGATAAAACTTTTGTTGTTAGCGGAAAGTATAGATATGGGCGAGTTAAAGAAAAAAATATTCAGGATTATAAGCGGCAAGGGTAAAACCGTTACGATCTACGAAAGAGGCGGCGCGAATCAAACGCTGAAAGTAACTCCACCATATCCATATAACGATGCTGAAATAGGAACTGATTTTGTGAAGTACGGAGATACTCTTGTGTATTGTCCGCACGAAAATCTTTCGATAAACATGCACGCGGCGGGAAGGGTTGTTATTGACGATGTAATTTGGCTTATTGTATCCGTTAGACCGATCTATGCAATAACGGAAATTGGATTGTACGGGCTTCAATTGAGAAAATACGGCAATACCAATATAACGAAAGCTTCTTTATGGACCGCTCTTGATAGAAAGCTTGTTCCTAAAGTGGATAAGATTTTCAACGCCAAGGGCATAGATGCTATTTTTGATCCTGACGGTTCGGCGCGGCCTTTAAAAATCGTTGCAGATCATGAGTACGAAACCGGCTTAGTTGACGATGATTTTGTGCAGGAAGGCGACACTAGGATTTACATTGCTGCGCGAAACTTGTCAACGCTTCCGACTGCTGGAGATCATATAAGATTCAACGATAAAACATGGTCTATTGTTAGAGAAATCCCGTACTATTCAGGCGAACAAATATGTATGATGGAATTGCAAGGCCGTAGATAATGGATAATATTAAAGAATTTACAGTTGACTTAGAAAGATTCAACAACGAATTGCTTCATGATGAAGTGCTGCAATTTCAAAAGGAAATGGCAATTTTGTTGCTGCGAAAGATCGTTTTAAGAACGCCGAGAAGAACGGGTAACCTTGTCGGGGAATGGCAAGTAGGGTTGGGCGTTGTTCCAGATCAAAAAACAGGCGCAACGGATTATGGAAGAACTCAAACAATTACAAGCGGCATGTCCGTTATTAACTCTTTGCAGTGTTCTCTTTTTAAGTTTATACCTATATGGATTGCAAACAACGCTGATTATTCGGAAATTATAGAATACGGTGGGTACGTGCCTAAAGATCCTGGCCCGTCCAAAGACAAAGATGTAAGAAGAAAAGGAAAAATATTAGTAAAGGGAGGATGGAATCAGCAGGCGCCAAATGGTATGGTAGGGATATCGGTAAATGAACTTTCAGGAGTTATTAAACCGTGACATCAGCGATAAAAGACCTATACGATCAAGTCCACGATGATTTTGTTGTAAATATTGCTACTCCTTACGGCGTTCAAGTGCAATATGACAATGAGGCTTTTGTTTTAAACGAAAGCGGTTTGGGGATTACGGAAACATGGATAAGGTTCTCTTTGTTGATCGGTGAAAGAGCAAGAATAAATGCAAATACAAATCCTAAGCGCTATAGGCAATTCGGCAATGCATTCATAGCGATTTATGGAAATGATCTTGCAGGGAGGGATAAGGTTATAGCCGTTGCTGATTATATAGATTCGGCGTACACAAACAAAATAATCAACGGCGTGACATACAGAACGGCACAGATAACGCAACCGAAAAGGGAAAGGCGCTGGTTTAGATTAACGGTTGATTTGCCATTTTATCAAGATATTGCAGTTGAAGGAGATTAAACAATGTCCGATGCAAATTTAGCAAGGCTTGCTTACTACAAAGAAGCAACTTTCGGAACTCCGGTTTCAAGCGTTGCCTATCAAATTTTAAATAAAACGTCAGAATCCCTTGAAAAAGATACAGGAGTACAAAAAAGCCAGCAGGTTCGATCTGACAGGCAAGTCCCTTACACAAGCCGTTTGTCGATGTCTGCTAAAGGTGATTTAAATTGCGAGTTTCATCTTGGCGGGTTTACGGATTTTATTTGCGCTGCTCTTTTGTATTCATCTGATCTTTCTTGGGGAATTGCCCCAACTCCTGTAAGCGCCTCTTTAACTTTCAATATTTCTGGAACGATAAACCGTTCAACTGGAAGTTTCGTATCAGATGGATACGTTCCTGGGATGTGGATTACTATAAGAAATTCGGCAAACAATAACGGTTACGCAAAAATAGCCGTGGTTAATTCAGCGACACAAATTACAGTTTCAATGAAAACGCTTGTGACGGAAGGTCCGGTTGCTGCAAAAATCAATGGCTGTTCTTACATCGTTAACGGAACAAACCTTGTTTCGTTTACTCTTGAAAGAGCGTATCTTGATATAGCGTCGACTTTCGCACAATATACGGGTATGTGCGTTAACAATTGGAAGCTCGGATTTTCAAAACCAGACGATGTTTTAATGACAACGTTCGGCTTTCTCGGTAAAAACGAATTAAGTTCCGCAACAGCTTTGGGATCATCTTACGTTGCCGCAAGCACAAATCCAGCGCTAAATACGGTTGATAACTTTTATAAGCTGATGTTGCATGACGGTACAACCTTAACCGACCAAGGTACAACCGCATTTAACATGGAGCTAAACAACAACCTGCGAGCGAGGCTTCAGGCTGCATCACTTGGTGCGATATCGGTAGGCACTGGCGTTTGCGATGTAAAAGGATCGTTTCAAGGATATTTTACAGACAAGACTTTGATTGAAAAATACCTTGATTTTACCACTATGGGAATGGCGGCGCAGTTTGAAAGTATAACTCCGCTTAACGTGTTTATTATTGATCTCCCTGCTGCTAAATTTACTTCCGCAAAGCGTGTTTGCGGCGGCATAAACACGGATATTATGGCAGATATTAGTTACGAATCCCAGTTGGGCGGCGTTACTGGCAATACAATTGGGGTTCATGTTGGAACGCATAAGGCGTCTACGGTTTAATTTTCTGAAAGGAGAGCGGGATATGGTTAATCTTAAAAAGATTTCTGTAAACAAGAATCTTTCAATCAACGGGGTTTGGAAAAATTACGTTTTTGATCCAAGTGATACCGATGTGCTTGTGTGCAAAATCGCAATGTTTCCAAACCCTGCTTATTCTCAAGAAATTCAAAACCTCATGGCCCCGCTGTTGAAGGAGCACAGAAACGCAGACGTTGAAAGCGCGATAACAAATGAGCTTCAGGCAAAGGCAATTGCTAAAACTGTTTTGCTTGACTGGAAAAACGCACAAGATGAAAACGGGAATGAGATAGAATATACTCCAGAGGTTGGCTATGCCGTTCTGATGAACGAAGATTACGCGCATTTCTATAATTGGGTTATCAGGGTTGCTATGAATCTTGCCAATTATAGAAACGATGTGATTAAGGAATCAGAGGGAAACTTATAAAGTTGGTCGATTTTAATTTCCGTTTTGGGAAATATCTATCGACCTTCGAAAGATGGAAAAGAGACGGCAAAAAAACCCCTGAAATACCTGTTCTTTACGATGATCTAACAGAAATTTATATAGCGTTTGCTGATTTAAGCGCAACGCGAAGGTATACGGATTATGGAGTGCCTCAGTTTATACAAGTTTCAGAGATAGAAGCATGGCTAAACATTCATGAAATTGTTGATTATGAATTGAGGCTATATTACTACAGACTAATCCGCGCTTGCGACAGAGCTTACATCAAGGCATTCGCTGAAAATGAAAATATGAAGGGTCAATTAAATGCCGACTCTCAAAGTATCGGTTGATCCAAGCGGCGCACAAAGAGGCGCGATAACCGCAAGCAACAGCATAAAATCAATCGGGGAACAGGCAACAACGTCAACCGCTCATGTCAGAACGTTTGACAAGTCTTTAGATAACATCAAGTCAACTTCGCTTAACGTTGCGCGTTCAATCGCAACTATGGCCGGTGCTTTTTCCGCTGCGATGATTATACGTGATTTAACACGTACGGCCATAGGCTTTGAAGCCTCGATGAGCGAACTGCAGTCGGTCACACGGGCAAACGCCGAAGCAATGAAGGCAATGAGCGATGAAGCCCGCAAGATGGGCGCAGAGACGAAATATAGCGCTTCAGAAGCATCTGAATCTTTGACGTTTTTAGCCCGTGCTGGCTTTGCCGTTCAGGACGCAATAGCCGCTTTGCCTTCTACGTTGAATCTTGCCGCCGCTGGTATGCTTTCGCTTGGTGAGGCTGGCGATGTCGCATCAAATGTATTATCACAGTTCAACCTAAAAGCGTCACAAATGAACCGCGTTTCTGATGTAATGGTTCAGACGGCGAATAACGCGAATACAAACGTTCGAATGCTCGCGGAGTCTTTCAATTATGTCGGTCCTATTGCTGGATCATTGGGAAAATCGATAGAGGAAACGGCGGCGGCTGTTGGTGTTCTTGGAAATAGCGGCATACAGGCTTCGCAAGCTGGTACGAATTTGCGCGGTATTTTGGCTTCGTTGCTTGATCCAACAGCAGAAGCTAGAGATGCAATTGCTGAACTTGGTCTAAAAGTCGAAGAGCTAAACCCTGCCACAAATAGCTTGTCAACGATTTTCAGCAAATTGCACGGCGCAATGATGAATCCGACCCAAGCGCTACAAATTTTCAACAAGCTGAATGCCGCGAGCGCAATTATTCTTGCTGGAAACGTTGACGCGCTAGACAAGTTGACAGAAGCGAATTATGCGGCGGCTGGCGCGGCCGAAAAAGCGGCAAAGGTTATGAGCGACAACCTCGCAGGTTCGCTTAAAACGCTTCGATCTACGATTGAAGAGGTTTATTTAAAGGTTGGCGAATCTGGTTTTACTGGAGAAATACGGCATAGCGTTGACGTTATAACAGAAGCGATAAGAATTTATTCCGGGATGTCGAACGGCGTTAATGAGCTTGGCGGCTCGGCTGAACAACTTATCGGAACAATTGAGGCGCTAATCGCAACGTTTGCGGCGATGAAAGCGGCGCAATTTGCTGGCTTTTTACATACAGCCGCAATTGAAATGACAACGGTGGGACGCGCGGCTATAACGGCAACTTATCAAGTTAATGCGTTATCCGTTGCTATGAATATGCAAGCGGCAACGGCTTCAGTTAGTGGACTTGCAGCGGCATGGCGCGGATTAACTATTGCCATAGGTACTAACCCTCTTGGCGCATTGATAACCGCGCTTGGAATTGCAGGAACCGCCTTTGCATTATTTGGAAAGCACACTAACGAAGCAACCGATGCAATGCGACGATTCAAACAGGCAACGGCTGACGTTGACTCGCTTGTAGAAAGTTTTCAAAAGCAAGTTTTTGCATACCAAGAAGACGCAGCGGAAGGCGCTTTAAAGTACGCCCTTGACGGCTCAAAGTCAATTCTTGCGGCGTATAAAAACATTATACGCGAAATTCAGTTTTCCTTCGAAAAGCTTAATAAAACCGAAATATCGTTTGATAATTTAAAGAAGCTTAGTAGCACTGGGCTCGCAGGATTCGAGGTTGAAAAGTTTGGCAAGCAATATTGGACTAAGTTTTATGAGCAGCTTCTGACCGCGCAAAATTCAGCCGATGTTTCATCTGTTATGGAAAGCGCTCGAAAATATTTTGCCTTTCCAGAGTTTACACCGACTCCACCAACAATAGCATCGGGTGGCGGTCCGTCGGCCATATTAACCGATTCGATGAGATTCCAATCGGATATGAAGGCCGCCTTAAATTTGATGGACAAGTTTACTCTGGTAAATATTGATTCTCAGGATGCGCTTGAAGCATTGGAAGCGGTTTTAAAATTAACCAGCGAGCAGGTTAAAGATTTTGACGATGCAATGCGCGATGCAACAGAAAATGAGCAAAAAGCCACTGACGTACAAACAAATCATAATAAGGTTAGAATAACTACAACAAAGCTTGCTCATGAAGAGGCCGCGGCATTAAGAAATTTAAATAAAGAGCGCGAAGATTCGTTCCAAAAGCTCAAAGCGGATTTGGAATTGCAAAATCAGCTTGTCGGAAAAACGGACATTCAAAAAAGGCTTGCTATTTTGCAAAGGGAATCTGGTGCAAGTTATACGCCGACGCAGCTTGAAGAAATAAAAGCGCTTCTTGCTCAAAACGAAATACTTGAAAGAGCGGAACAACTTGGCGCAGGAATTGGAAATGCGTTTGGCAATGCGTTTGAAAAAATCTTGTTCGATGGGGCGTCATTTAAGGAAGCAATGAAATCCTTATTTTCCGATTTATTGCGCCAGCTTTATCAACAGCTTGTAGTTAGCGCGTTTGTTAAAATGTTTTCAAATTTATTCGTTGGTGCTGTTGGCGGCGGTTCTCCTGAAGTAACAAACCCTGGACCTAATACAACAAATATAGGACTTGAAGTACCAAGCGCAAGAGGAAACGCTTTCTTTGGCGGCGAAGTTATCCCGATGGGTACGGGTGGAATTATAGATAGACCGACTTTATTCAACATGAGCGGCAACAAAAGAGCGTTAGTTGGAGAAATGGGAAATGAGGCTGTCATGCCTTTGACAAGAGACTCAAGAGGGAGGCTTGCCGTTCACGCGAAAGGATCGGAAGGAAATAATAGGATAATAAATCTAACGATGAACGTAAACGGCGTGTCAAATGCTGATAGCTTCAGACTAAACGAAAGATCCATTTTGAAAAGAATCGATAGAAGTTTGAGGGATGCGTAATGGCTTTTCATAATTTAGCGATATTTCCTACAGATATATCGGAGGGGTCTACCTGCTTGCTTGCTGGAAATGTTACTGTTTTACGAAACAGAAAAGGACTTGAGTATCGAGCTTCGCCTTGGAATAGGCAGCTTCAAACGTATGACATTAGATATGGATTAAGGAAAGCAGAAGATGTTTTAAATGTTATTCGATTCTATTCCTCTAGAAACGGATCTGAACACAGTTTCAAATTCAAAGATCCCATTGATAATACAACCGCCGCTGATGGGGTTTCGTCTCCTACAAATTTGGATGAATATTGGTTTCAGGCTTCAGCAGACGCAAGCGGCGATTATTTATATCATCAGCTGTTTAAAACATATTCTGATAACGGGTTTGATAAGAAAATTCCAATCCGCTGCCCGATAGCCGCTACTGTAACAATTTTAAAAAACGGAGCAATAAGTCTTACTCAAGGAACCGATTATTCAGTTAACGAATCTTCAGGAAAGATAACGTTTGTTTCTGGAAGATTTGTTAAAGGAGATATTTTAACCTTTGGTTGCTCTTTCTACACTCCTGTAAGGTTCGATGAGCAAAGCAATATTTCATTGCTTGAAAATATATCGGATTGGAACGACAGGGAATTGCCCGAAATAAGATTAATAGAGGCTGATTATAACGCCGTTCCTCCCTATGCTGAATATAAAGAGTTTTATAATCCTGGAGGCGCTGTAAATTGGGGAAGCATTTCTAAAAATATAATGGTTTCTCCGGTGCAAGGCAGAGCGCATTATATAATTCCAACAGCAAACATTAAGGTGTTTATACCTTGCGTAAATTGCCTTCCATCTGGTTACGATATTTTAGCGATAATAAATGCAGGGCTTTCTCCATTTTATACCATTAGTATCTATGATGTTTCTCAACCTACAACGCTCTTGGGAACTGTATTGAATAATTACTATCCTAAAACAGCGCATTGCCATATTGTAGAATCTTCTACACTAGATCGCAAGGCGCGCAAATGGGTGATTTGGTCATGACTTTTCACGAAGCGGCTATTTTTCCAGATTGGATTGACTACGGAAGTTCTGGAGCGGTTAACGCCGACACCTTGTTCAGAAAATTCGATAACAAAACAGCGCTATCAAAATCCGTGCGCTTGTCTCATAGAAGACAATATTTTGTAAAAAAGGCGACTTTAGATTATTCCGATCTTTTGACGTTGAAAAAGTTTTTTATAGCCCGCGAGGCTTCATTATACGGGTTTCGGTTGCTTGACAAAAACTTTTGTTCAACCGCTGACGATGGATTTTCAGAGCCGAACTATGATGAATACACTGGCGATTGGGTTGGATCAACGGATTATATCACCAATGTTTTATGCTATCCTTTAAAGTTATCTTTAAATTCAGCTTATTATTCAGGCCAGACATTTTACGTAACAAAGCCAATATTTGGAACGATACAAATAAAAGATTCGTTCGTCGGCTTGCTTACAGAGGGAACGGATTATACGATAAATTATTCTGCTGGATACGTTATTTTTCACACTCTACCAAGCGCGTTTGGTTTTACATGGGCTGGAAAGTTTCATATTCCAGTAAGATTTTCAACTGAAACTGGGCGTAATTTATCGCTCGATTTAGACAATCCAACTCTCGGCGCATTTAAAATATCCATGGAAGAACTGCCTACAACGGTAAATGAATATTCTATGGTTTGTTGTCGCGGAAACCATCCTTATGGCGGGGGCATTTCAGATAGCTTTGGACTTGATGAGTATGTTCTTAGAAAAAATTCGCGCGTGTTTGAGCTTGTTTCAAACAATTCTGGAGACATAGCTGAATATCCTATTCCTTCGGATTCCGAGCGCGGCGGCGTTTTTCAATTTGTAAAAAACAACTCCTCTTCCACCTACAATTTTACAATACGGAGTTCTGATGACCAATTTTCAAGAACTCTTACAATCGGTGAAGCGCTTATGATATTCTATAGAGGTGTTGGGGGATGGGGCGTCGATTATTGGTATGACCAGGTGTAATTATGATAGTACAAGATTTTTATGGACCTTACAAAGAAGTTACAACGGGTTCAACCTATAGAGCAATTCCTGGCGATGCGCGCTATTTACGTATTTCTCCAACAACAAATATTGATCTTATTTTGCCGTTTTCAGATGTTAATTTTTTAAAGACCGGAGGCCCGCATTTCTTTATAGTAAATACATCGGTATCCTATCAAATTTCAGTTAAAAGATACATTCTTAACGATCTTGTGTGCATCGTTCCGGCTGCTCCTGGTGGCGGCGATAAATATGGGGTTATGCTTTGGCTGATAGAAAATTCATCGTGGGGGCTGTGGTCGTATTCAATTTATAGGAATATTCCATAGGTGATAAAATGTTATACCAAGGCTTATCGGTTTTTTCGCGTCTTTCGGAACATTCCCAAAGACTCTGCTCTTGCTACAACATAGAACCCGATTGGGAAAATGCCGATTACGATCATTATTTAACAGATCATGATAGCGCACTTATTATTAATAATGTTGTTTTCGAACCAATGGGGTTTGGTGCTGCGAAATCGTTATCTTCAAGCCTTGGTTTAAATCCTTCTACGACTTCGGCTCTTGGCGTGTTGCAATCTGACAAGATAAAAGACGAAGATATTAAGCGCGGGATTTATGATGGAGCGACTATCACGCACAGGATAGTTGATTGGAAATACCCTTGGGCTGGCGCAGTGGAAGAAAACGTTTTCACGATAGGGAAAATAACATTTGATAGCGAATATTGGAGCGTCGAGTTAAACGGTTTGATTCATAAGCTTGAAAAAACAGTTGGCGTTGTAACGTCCAAGATGTGCAGGTACATTTACGGAGGATCTGAATTTTGCAGAGCAACGCAGGGTTCAACGGCAACGACCGTTACTACAGGCGGGTATAAAAACAAAGTGCGGGCAACTGGGCTAAATCAAGCGGATACGTATTATAAGAATTCAATGTTAAAATGGACAAGCGGCGACAACAAAAACTTAAAGTCTTACATTAAATCCTGGGATAACGTCAACAAATGGCTTGTGTTTTATAACGAGTTGCCTTTTGCGGCAACAACCGGTGATGGATTTACTATTTATCAGAAATGCAATCGTGCTTTTTCAGATTGCGTTATATATGGAAACTCAGGAAACTTTGGCGGGGAACAAGAAATAATTGGAACGAACGAACTGATAAAAGGCGTTGATACAATATGAGCATGAAACGATTGTTTGTTGAAATGGCTCGAACAGAATTAAATACGCCGTTTCATCACCAAGGCAGAGCATCAAAAACGGGCCTTGATTGTATAGGTCTTCTTGTTATATCTGCATTGAAATGCGGCATAGAATTGCATGATTTTATAACATATAAAAGAAGACCGGACGGAAGACTATTAAGCATTTTGCGAAATCACCCACAGCTAAAAGAGCGAGAAATAGAAGACTTAGAAGAGGGAGATATCTGCGTTTTCAACGATGACAAAACAGGGTTGCCATGGCATGTTGCAATAAAAACAAATATTGGTTTAATTCACGCCATGACAAGTTTTGCGTCTAAGTCTACAAAAAAAGTGGTCGAACATGAATTTACCGATAAGCACGAAAAGGCGCTATGCGCTGTTTTTGAATTGAGGGATTTATAATGGCGACTTTAGCTCTTGCGGGAGTTGCGTTAATTCCTGGCGTTAATATAGCCGCTCCTGTTTTATTTGGTTTGGGGATGCTTACATCATTCGTTGATGCAAGATATATAATGCCAAATCTTTTTCCTGCTGATGCGCCTAAAAACGATCCTGACAATATGGAAAAGATTTCAATAACAACTTCATCAGAAGGAGCGAGTTTACCTTATTCGATAGGAAAATATAATTTCATTCCTGGCGTTATTGTTGCGCGTTCTATTCCTACTTATCAAACTGATGGGGATCTTGAAGCTACAATCGGAAAAGGCGGCGGCGGCGGCGACAGGCCTAGCATACCACCACAAAAAAGATGGTATGCTGACGTTGCTGTATGCTTTGGGGAAAGAGAAACTTGCCCTGATTCTTATGGTTCTGCTCGCGCAATAGATGACATTTTGACTCTTCGAGCAAACGGAAGATTGATATGGGCAAAAGAACTAACGGTTTCCCAAGCGTCGAATCAAATAGGAAACCTATTTCTTTACGCTGGAATTTATCCTTATACTATTTTTGCTCCTTATCCTCACGATGACATTAATTTTAATGAGTTTGTTGATGGGTATAGCGTTACAATTTCGGGCTGGCAAAACTCGAATAATAACGGCACGGCGAAATTGCTGTATACTTACGTAGACGCAACGCAGCAATACATGGTGTTGGACAAATACGGGTATGTTGAACCCGCAGGAACGCCAACCGTAACCGTTTATCAATCGATAACAGGATATAAAGCGGAAATGATGACAACCGCGCCTCATATATACAAGGGCGGGTCAAGTCAATCGCTTGATGCAAGCGACCCGATGAGGTATGGTGAAGTTTACTGGAACAACTATAGGCATAGGGTTGTTGTTTCGTTTGCAGGATTGCAACTAACACAATTTTCAAACTCTTTGCCGCGCTTTGAAGCCGAATTAGTGGCAGATAACGATGAGTCTTTTACTTATCGGCAAGCAATAACTGAATTAATAGGAAGAGGAAAAGAATCTACTTTTGTAAACGTTGATGACGTTGACGAATATCGGTTTATCAAAGGCTATACTGTTTACGGCCAGCGTAAAATATCTCAAACGTTACAACCTTTAATGCTCGCGGGAAATATTTTGTGTCAGGAAAGCGGATCTGAATTAAGGTTTTTCAGCAGAGAAAACGCGGATTCAGTTGTAATTGCAGAAGACGACTTAGGGTGCTCTGATGATGAAACAAAAATAGAGCCGTTGTATGAAATAATAAGGGAAGAGGTAACGGGTAAAATTCCGAGATCGGTAGCGGTAGAGTTTTTTAACATTCATAACAACAACGAAAAAGCAACGGCGATAGAACATATCGATTTAAACTTTATCGGCCAAACAACGAAAATAGGCGACGATCAAAAGTATGAAATACCTATTTCAATGTCGCTGGCAGAGGCAAGCGCTATAGCAAAGCGATTGTTGTTTATGCACTTTGCCGATCAAACAACCATAAAAATAGCAGTCGATTTTAAATACTCAAGGGTATTGCCTGGAGACGTTGTAACTTTTATTTCTAATGGCGAAAGCTATAAGTTTATTGTTAAGACAAAGGAGCGCGGTTGCAACGGGTTAATCATATTATCAGGCCCGACTGTTTTTACAGAATTGGATTCTATAACATGGTCAGATCAAGAAGCCAATAGATTTCTGTCTGAAGAAATAACAGGACCGGGAATTTATGATTTTGACATTCTTGACTTTGCGCCGTTTACGGATGATGCTGCATTTAAAACTGGGTTATATTTCTATGCTGGTAAGCTTGTGCGCGGTCAAAAATGGAAGGGTTGCGCTGTTTTCGAAAGTACCGATGATTCCGATTATTTTCAGGTTGCGCAACTTCCGATTTCGGCATATTGCGGAAGATGCAAAGAGGCGCTTGGAGGTAGCATTAATCCAGCACAATGGGATGATGTTAACACGGTTGATATATGTTTAACCGAAGGAGAACTCGAAAGCATTACAGATTCAGAATGCATTGACGGAAAAAATAGGATTGCCATTAAAACCAGCGAGGGCTGGGAAGTTATTGGGTTTGTTAATGCCGTTTTGCAATATGACCCGAACACTCCAAATTTGGTTTATAGGTTATCTCGATTGATTCGCGGTTTGTGCAACACGGAAGCGGAAATTGATAATCATGAAGATTACTCTAAGTTTATAATATTAAACGGGCCTGGAATTTATTTTCATCGATTGAATCAAAGAAGACATAAAGCGGACTTTTTTTACAAATGTGTTCCGGTTGGCGGCGATGAATCTGATTATGCTGGAGTAGAGCATAATCATGCGCTTGGCACAGTTAGACCTTATGCGCCATGCCAAATAACAGGCGTTAGAGACGGTTCGAATAATCTTACAATAAGTTGGATGTACCGTTCAAGGCATATAACGAGGCAATATGCAGCGCGGAAGCCAATGATTGATGCTCCAGAAACGTATAAACTACAAATATGGAATTCGGGAAGAACAGCTAAGCTCAGGGAATGGATATTAAATTCGACTTCTCAAGAATATACGGCAGCACAACAAACAACAGACGGTTTAACTCCTGGCGATGACGTTACCATTTCTCTGTTTCAGGTAAGCCCGATTATAGGCGATGGAATTGAAGCACAGGAAATTATATGAAAGGTTAATTAAATGGCGCTTTCACCAAAGGGAGGATTTTCTTATCACGTTGTTGGTGAAGGATCTTCCGAAGTTGTGACGAATAACAACCTGTTCCGCTCGGATTCGCTCATTGGCGGCGGGATCAAAATTCTTGATAGAGATTTGACGGCACCTCCGGGAAGCGAATCTGAAGGTGACGTATATTTAATTGCATCTGGAGCAACCGGCGATTGGAGCGGCAAATCCGGGAAGCTTGCGTGTTATACTGGAAGCGGATACGTTTATATTGATCCCGCTGGCGGTATGCGCGCATTTATAGTTGATGAAAAAATAGAAGTTGGATATTCAAGCGTTGAATCGGCATGGTATCCAATTCAAGAAATTTGGAGCGCGACAGAACATTGGACGGGAAGGTATTCTCGCACTGGAGAAAAAATATACAGCAAATGCCTTGCGACAGGATCGCTGCCAAATCGTACTACGTCAACCGTTGCGCACGGAATTACTAATCTGGATATCGATAACCATGTGCAAATAACGGGCTACTATTATCAATCTTCTACTCCATCGTCATTATACATGCTTCCAGGCTACTATATTCAGCCATTCCTAACCTCGACAAACCTCTCGATATACGCCGCCGTTGATGCTTCGGCCTTTGAAGGATACGCGCGGCTCGAATACTGCAAAACGGCATAAGTCGTTTATTTGCAAGCCATTGACCTTTGTTTAAAAAACTAAAAAAATTTCAGGTTTTATCTTGATTCGCTCGATAAAAAGAATAGGATAATGACGTTGATTGATACTTTTCATTTAAGGAGCAAAAAATGGCTACAAGAAAGTTCAAGGGATCGGTTGCTACAAAGTCGCACGCGAAAGGCAATAACATGACAGAAGAAAACATCGCAGTTGAACAAAGCGAGGAAAGCGCAAACGAAATCGAAGCGTCGGAAGTCGAAGAGGAAATTGTAACGCCAGAATTGCGCGTATCCGATGAAATGCAAGAGGTCTTCAACGCCGCTACGGATTCGAAGGGCCGGAAGGTCAAGGCATCATATGTATACGCCACCGTGTCAAAGCTAAATCGGATGTGGGTTGGCGGCGGTTGCGCGAACAACGAACTGCTAAACGATATCCAAAAAATTGGCGAGCTATACGGAAAGCACAAGTCATGTGGAGGGAACGCGGTTGTTGCGGCAATGGCAAAGGCAATCCGCATGGTTCGCGCAACGGGAAATCCCAGGCTGGTGGAAGAGTTGCCAGCTTTAGAGAGAATTTACAACAATATTATGTCACAACTCGGCAACGGAGTTGACGCGCTAACCCTGGTCGCGGCTGTCGAAAAAATCGCCAAGAAACATCGCAGCTAATGCGTTACGCTTTTTTCAAAAGGCCCGGATTATCCGGGCCTTTTTTAATTACAGAAGCGTCTATATTTTTAAGGAGTAAAAAAATGATCGGGATAAAAATGGAACCTATCGATTCGGCGTACTATTTTGAATGTCCAGATTGCAAGCTTCCGATGGATATCAGATTTCCTTGCGATTCCTGCGGCGCAGAATTTCACATCTGCGAGGTTTGCCTTGTCACTTTTGGCGAACACAAAATGCACCATGATGTGCTTTTTAGCACGCGGAATTTGTGCGACGATTGCATCATCGAACGAGAAAAGGAATATGATGAAATCAGAAGGTCGGATATCGCGGATTATAATAGGTTTCGCAACGGTTAAGGTGAAATAACATGATAATTTGTACAACAGGTATTGGGGATTCAATGCTTGTTCATTTGCTAGGGCAGAGTCACACGGCGCAAATTTTCGAAATTCAAAAACAGGCTTCGCTTATTGACAACCACAAACATGCGCTTGATAAGTTTTTGAAATACGGAGGATATATCACAAACGGCACATGGCAAGGAACATTTGACGGGCAATCTTATTGGTGGGTTGCGGTTGATGTTAGCTTGCAATGCACGTATGACATTAACGGGAAATTTCGTCTTAACACCCATTGCAATTTATGCGGCGTAAAGCTTGGGGACGGGCAAGATTCGCCGTGCTGCTTATGCGACATCGAGTTTAACAGGGCATAACATTAAGGAGCGAAAAATGGAATCTACTTTAAAGCTGCAAACTTTTGCAAATCGCGTACTCGAGCTTGAGGCGCAAAAGCGCGATTACATCGCGCCGACTTCGCAGCTTGCAATGTCAAGCGGCGATCTTATTCTGAACAACGCGCCATATCAAATTTCAGATCATGCTCATTCTCAAATCGCGGCACGGCTAAAAATTCCTATGCAATATTATAACATGATGCGCAACAACGGCGCGACAGACCTGCTAGGAAAAAACGTCAACCATTGGTTCAAGGCAAAACCTGAAAACAGAATGCTGCGTTGCTACGAAAACGGCGACAGAAAATTGCGCGCATTTTGTTCTGATAGGTTCATGGCATATGATGATGCAATCGTAGCGCGAGCGGCGCTTCCTGTTTTGATGAACCTAAGCGAAACCAGCGGAATTTCGTTGAAGTCTTTTACGCTTACGGAAAAAAGACTATATATTCAAGCGGTTTCGCCAAAACTTGAAGCAGAAATCAAACCCGGAGATGTTGTACAATGCGGAATTACAATTCGAAATTCAGAAGTTGGAAGCGGACAATTCGCCGTCGAAGAAATGATCTATCGATTAATTTGCCGCAACGGAATGATAGCGGGAACCGCGCTTAGAAAATATCATTCAGGGCGGCGACAGATCGAGGGAGACGCTGAAGGAGAAACCTTTTATTCTCAAGATACGATTGCAGCGGACATTTTAGCCTTTGAAATGAAAGTTCGGGATACGGTTGAACACGCATTTAATGAAGCGAATTTTCAAAAAGAGGTACGTCAACTCCGAGACATATCAGCGGCAACCTTTAAGCCAGCGCTTTTAGATACGGTTGCAACGGAAGTTTCGAGAAGGTACGCCGTTCCGAAGAACGATATTTTATCCCGTATTTCGGAAAGCGAGGATCTTTCGCTATACGGCGTTGTTAACGCCGTTACCTCTCTTGCTCATGCAACAGAAGACAAAGATTTGGCGTATCAATATGAGCGAATTGGAGGATCAATCGCGCACATGAACAAGAAGGAATGGACAGCGATATTGAACTAATTTAACATGCAAGCGCGATGATTTTTTATCATCGCGCTTGCAACCTGAAAATGTTTGCAAAAGGCCGAACATGAAAGAACAAAACAAATATTTGACGGTAACAACGTTTGCAAGGCTTATAGGCAAGCCGAAATCAACCGTTTACTATTATCTGTATAACAAAATTATAACCGCTAAAAAATCAGGATCAACTTATCTTATCCCGATAGAACAAAAGCGCGTCATAAATTTGTATCTTGCCATGAAACACAAAACAAAGGAGAAGAAAAAATGAACAGTTGTAATTTTAGAGTAAAAGATTCTACGAACAAGATTATTCTTTCAACGCTGTTAATCGCTCTTGTTCTTTGGTTTGTTACAATGATCGGGTTTATCAGTTATTAATCTGTAAAATCTAAATTTTAGCGTCAGTCAAATAAGGAGCAAAAAAATGTTAGACAGCAAAACTATTGTAAAAATCTATTCGTGCACCACAAGCGATTATCAAACTAATTTGCTTAACGGCATTGAAACGTGGAGCGGTTCAAGCTTAAGAGGCAAGGCGCGAAAATATGGATGTTCTTATTATTATACGCGCCAAAAACTGGTATCAAAAATAAACGCCGTTCTTCCGAGTGGATACAAAGCTGTATTAAAATTGAGATTGCACGGCGCGCCGAAAAGATGGAAAAAAGAACTCGCAATAATCAACAACGGATCAACGGAATATTGGGATGATATTTTGCAATACGATTTGAAATAATCGCGTGAACATTAAATTATTCCAGGTTTTTACTTTACTTTTGCAAAGTATTTTATTAGAATATTAAAATCAATAGCGCCAAGCAGCTCCTTAAATAATCAATGCCGTTTTGTTCATGTTTTAGATTTGGCGCTATTGATTTTGGGGGTTAAAATGAAATTAGAAAATATCATTCCTGGCTCAAAAGAGTGGATCGAAGAACGAAAAAAGAGAATTCAAAGCACAGACGCCGCGCCGATTTTAGGTCTTTCACGATACAAAAATGCATACGATGTATGCCTTGATAAATGGGGAGAATCTCCAGAACAAAAAGAAACGCAAGCGATGATCCGTGGCATAGTGCTTCAGAAAGTAGTTTATTCCGCTTACGAAAGATTATACGGCATTAAATTAACACCTGAATTTTACGCCGTACACGATACGCACGAATGGATGGGTGCAACTCCTGACGCCGGAATAAACAAAGAAACGCATCTTCAAATCAAAACGCACAACAATTATATTAGAGACGAGTACGAAAACGGCAAAGTTCCAATTAGCGAAGCAGCGCAAGTTTTGCATGAAATGGCGGTTTGCAACACAAACTCCGCCGATTTGGCGATACTGTTTGGTGATACTTCGGAGTTGAATTTGTTGGCGATGCTGACAAATAAATTGTGGTCTGATAATTTAGCGTTCAGAAAAATAATAACAGATCATGTTTTAGAAGGCGACAATTTTAAAATTATATCTTGTCTAAGAGACGAAGCAAGCATTGATTTGATAATAGACGCGGAAAAAGAATTCTATTTTGAAAGCGTCATTAACAAACGGCTCCCACCAAACGCGCCGACTTTAAAAGATTCTGGAAACATAAGAAAGGCAACGGAAACCGAAACACAACTTATTTCTCATGCCGCGCAATTATACAAAGACAAAAAGAAAGCGGATTATGCTTATGAAACAATAACGGAAGCGTTGAAAAGAATGATTGGAGAAGATACAGGAATAGACGCAGGCGATTTGGGAAAGGTGACATACAAGCAACAATCGTGCACAGCAAATTACAAAGCTGTAGCCGAATCGATGAAATCGATGCTTGAAATGTCAGATGAAGAATATGAGCGCTTGGTAGAAAGCTGCGGAAACAAAAAAATACGTCGATTTGTTGTGCCATACAAAAAATGGTGCGGTGACTGATATAAAAAAAGGGGAGCGGAAACGTTCCGACTCCCCAGCGACAATTGGTTAAGGAGCTATAACATGCCAGAAGAAACAAGACAACCAAATAATGAAACTTTTTCAACTCCAACGGTGATGAAAAACTATGATCCTACTCCAGAAAATGCCAATGACTACCAAGGCGACGTAGTAAAAACAGGATTTGGAGCAGTGGAGTTTACAAATCAGAACGAAACTTCTGCAATTGCGGCCGCAGAACATGCAAAGGCCATGGTTCAAGCGCGTTTTATCGTTGCGATGCAGCGACCTCGAAACATGAATGTTGTCGCACAGCGCATTTTCAACACTTGCAAGCGACCTTCATTTGCCGAAATCGCGCAATACGCAAAACCGATAGGAAAGGCAATGATAAGAGGCCCATCTGTACGCTTTGCGGATGAGGCTTCCAAGTTAATGGGAAATATCTACGTTCAAAGCAATAGCACTTATGAGGACGAATCGATAAGAAAAATTTCCGTTGAAGCCACCGATCTTGAAACCAATTTTACCAAATCGGTTGAAGTCGTTATCGACAAAACAGTTGAACGAAGAAACCCGACCGGAAGAGAGATTATTGGACGCCGAACGAATTCATACGGCGATATTGTTTATATCGTGAAGGCAACGGAAGATGAAGTTTTTGTAAAGACAAACTCGCAAATCGCTAAAGCGCGAAGAAATCTTGAACTGCAGCTAATTCCACAGGATATTCTCGAAGATGCGATGGAAATCTGTTCTCGAACGGTAAACAACGAAAACGCCAAAGATCCCGATCTTTTCAAGAAACAACTGATGCGCGCATTTGCAAATATAAATATCATGCCTGATGAATTGGAAAAATATCTCGGCCATTCGATTGACATCCTTTCAAAAGAAGAAATCGAAAATTTGCGAGCCGTGCATCAATCCATTGTCCAAGGGGAGGCAACCTGGATAGATTTTCGCGATATGAAATCCGAAGGCGAGGTAGGAAAAAGGTCGGAACAAGCAGAAGCGGCCAGGGAAGCCATAAAAGCGGCGCGGAGTCAGAAGTCGTCTAGACCAAGTCCATCATCGTCGCCAGGCGCGACGAGGTTAAGCCAGGATCAAAAACTCCAGGGTAAAACGATAAATGACTAATCGAAACCACAAAATCAAACCAGCGTCAAC